GTTCCTCAAGATAAAAAGTCATCTTCTAAACCGACCAGACAATCTGCTGCTGATTTAGTTTCTACTAAAACAACAAGTGTAGAACCTAAACAGGAAAAGATTTGGTCAGAAAGGGAGATTGCTGCTCTCAGTATGGATGAATTTGATAAATTCGAAGAAGATATCAGTTTAGCTATGCAAGAAGGCAGAATCACAAAATAAACTATAACTACTACAAAGGAGTAATATCATGGCTCAATTTTTTGAACCGAGTACTGATACTGATGCTAACTTTGCTAACTCCGTAGCAGGACAGACTAATAGTTTCTTTTTACCTTCGGTTTACTCTAAAAAGGTTTTAAACTTTTTTAGAAAAGCCTCGGTTGTAGAAGCTATCACGAACACCGATTATGCCGGTGAGATTTCTGCTTTCGGAGACTCAGTTAAAATCATAAAAGAACCCGTTATTTCTGTGTATGATTACACAAGAGGTAGCGATACTACACAAACAAAACTAACAGACCAAGAACTTACTTTGGTTGTTGACAGTGCGAAAGCTTTCAAATTCATCGTAGATGACATTGAAACTAACATGTCGCATGTGAACTTCAAAGAAGTAGCTTCTAGCTCTGCAGCTTACGCTCTTAGAGATTCGTATGATGCTGCTGTTATAGCTACTATGTTCTCTGGTGTGTCAAGTTCTTCACCTGACCACGTTCTAGGTGCTGACAATGCTACAGATTTAGCAGCCGGTACTTTTGACGGAACAGGTAACCTTGACATAGGTTTTGGTTCTAGTGAACATGACCCAATTGACGTTATGGCTAGAATGGCAAGACTACTTGACGAACAAAATGTTCCTGAAGAAGGAAGATGGTTCGTTGCAAGTCCTGACTTCTACGAGCAACTAGGTCAAGCTTCTTCTAAATTGCTATCTGTTGACTTCAACGCAGGTCAAGGTTCAATTAGAAACGGGTTAGTATCCAGTGGAAAACTAAGAGGATTTGATATGTACAAATCTAACAACATTGCCTCAACATCTAATGCTGCAGGTAAATGTTTGGCAGGTCATATCTCATCTACTGCGACTGCTCAAACTATCATCTCAACTGAAGTCCTTAGAGACCCAAGTTCGTTTGGTGACATAGTTAGAGGTCTTCACGTTTATGGTGCGAAAGTACTAAGAGGTGAAGCATTAGTCTCAGCTTTCTACGGAATTGACTAATATTGTCACTGTGGGGGAGCCTTCGGGCTCCTCTACATCTTATAAGGAAAAATTATGAATAGACCAAGTGGAAACATCTCGTACTATGATTCTATTGAAGATAAAGAACAAAGATGTAAAGAAATGACCGGTTACAATGAAAGTTTAGTAGTTGGTAACTATATTGCAAAAACTAAAAAAATAGGGGAAAAGAAGTAATGTACGGAAAAAGAAAAAAAATGATGTATGGTGGCATGGCTCGTAAAAAGAAAATGGGTGGTGGTGCTATGGATAAAAAGAGAATGGGCATGGCTATGGGCGGTGCTATGGAAGTTCAAAAGCCTAATTAATCATGGCTAAAGGTGTAAAACATTATAAAAGAGATGGTACTGAGTTTAAAGGTAACACTCATAAAATGCCTAATGGTCATTTACATTCTAATAAAACTCATACTAAAACGAGTGTAAGACTTTACCATTTTAAAGACTTAAGTAAAACAGCACAGAAAAAAGCTAAAGGTAAAAAATAATGGCCACAACATTCCTAACACTAACAAACGATGTTCTTAGAGAACTCAACGAAATTGAATTAACATCTTCAACCTTTGCTAGTGCAAAAGGAATACAGAGTTTTGTAAAAGATGCAGTAAATAAGTCTTTAAAAGATGTTGCAAATGAAGAACCACAATTACCTTTCTTTGCAGTTGCAGCTAGTGGAGGAACTGACCCGTTTTATGGTAATGTAACTGTAGAAACAACAGCCGGGACTCGATGGTACTTATTAAAGTCCGGTAGTTCTAGTATTACTACAGATTATTCGTCAGTGGATTGGGATGACTTTTACGTAACAACAATAAATGTAAGTGGAGAATCAGCTCCTTACGTTTCTAAAGGTCTAGAATTTCTTACATTAGAAGATTGGAACAGATATTTAAGAGACTCTGAAAATGCAGATGATGCAGATTCACAAAACTATGGCGAGCCTAAATATGTGTTACGTAGTCCAGACCATCGTAAGTTTGGATTAAGTCCTATACCTGATAAAGCATACAATGTGCATTTTTATGCATATAATACACCAACTGCTTTATCAGCATTTAGTGATGAGATGGTACTACCTGACCAGTATTCTAATGTAATAACTGCTAGAACCAGATACTATGTGTGGCAATTTAAAGAAAGCCCACAACAAGCAGCATTTGCTTTAGAGGATTATAAAAAAGGTATGAGACAAATGAAGTCTAACCTTATTAATCCGTCACCTAAATATATTAGTGACGACAGGAGATACTTCTAACAATGGCAGCATCACAGCCTTATACAGTTGCATGTGATGGAGGATTAGTTAAGTCTGCTAACTCAATAGACTTATTAAGAACTCCCGGTGTAGCAAGAGAACTCAGAAACTTCGAAGTATCTACAGAAGGTGGATACAGACGTATCAATGGGTTTGCTAAGTATGGAGGAGGTAGTGCAGTACAACCTACAGGAGGTACAGCAACTATACTTGGTGTGTTTCCATATGCTGATGGAGTTATTGTAGCGGCCGGTACAAATATTTATTTTAGTAACACGGGTACAAGTTGGTTACAAATCAATAGAAGTTCTGTATCAGGTAGTGGTGATAATCATACAGCCTTTACAGGTCGTAGTGCTTTAGCAAGAACTGGACAAGGACAATGCCAGTTTGTTTTATTTGAAGGAGCTACTTTTGATTATGGTCAAGTTATTATTGCAGATGGTGCAAATAAACTGTATAGCTTCCGTATGGAAGGAACAGGAGCACTAACAAGTAGAACATTCTTTGCTGAAGAAATAACAGTTACAGGTACAAAGCATGTTAAGTATATTACTATTCACGACCATCACTTAATAGCTGCCGGAGTTGAAGATAATTTAAGTACAGTTTTTTACAGTGTTTACAACGATGCAACAGACTTTTCAGGCTCTGGAGCAGGTTCAGTAACTATATCTGACCAAGTAGAAGGCATCAAAGGTTTCCGTGAAGATTTAATAGTCTTTGCAGAAAACAGTATACACAAGCTTGTCAATATAAATGACAGTTCTAATATTCGTATTGACCCTATCACCGAAAACGTAGGTTGTCTAAGCGGATATAGTATTCAAGAGATTGGTGGTGACTTAATATTTTTAGCACCAGATGGATTAAGAACAGTAGCCGGTACAGCAAGAATCGGTGACGTTGAGCTAGGTACAGTTAGTAAAGAGATACAACCTCTCGTTACGGACTTGACAGAAAGCATAAATAGCTATATAATAACTAGTTTAGTATTAAGAGAAAAATCTCAATATAGATTATTTTATACTGATACTAGTAAAACTAAAAGTGAACAAAGAGGCATTATAGGAACTCTTAGACCTAATGGTTTTCAATGGTCAGAAACAAGAGGAATAGAAGTTACTGAAATAGGTTCAGGCTTTGACCAAAATGGTGTAGAAAACTATTATCATGGTGATACAGATGGTTATGTTTATGTCCATGATTCAGGTAATGATTTTGATGGTTCTAATATTCTAGCACGTTATGCAACTCCAGATTACGATTACGGAGACTTAGGAACATTAAAAACATTACATTATTTAAAAGTTTCGGCAAGTGCAGAAGGTGTTGTAGAACCAGATGTACAAGTTAGATTTGACTATGGTAGTACAGATATACCACAACCCCCCGATTTATTTGACTTAGGTGTTATTGACCCACCATCAATATTCGGAGAAGCTTTATTCAATACAAACGTATTTGGTGGAGCACAGAATCCTTTAATCAGAGTTGCACTACAGGGTAGTGGACACAGTAACAGTTTTACAGTAATTAGTGAAGATACTAAAGCACCATACACCATTAATGGTCTTTATATAAATTACGTACCTTCAGGTAGGAGATAATAAATGGCACAAAATTATACACGACAAAGTTCGTTTGCAGATGGAGATACTATAACTGCTGCATTATTTAACAATGAATATAATCAGTTAGTTAATGCGTTTGCTTATAGTTCAAGTAGTGCAAGTTCTACTGGACACAGACACGATGGTACAGCAGGACAAGGTGGTAATATACCACAAATAGGTGACTTAGATTTTTTAAACAAGATTGTCGTAGACGACACAAACAACAGATGGGGTTTTTATG